TCGAGGACTTGCATGGTGCCGGGTTCCATGCCTGCAACGGCGACGCCGCCGCCGGTCGGCGACTCGTTCATCAGGGCGTCATCCGGTGCGTTGCGGGTGATGAATCCGGCGAACATGGCCGCCGTCTTTTTGCGCACCAGCTCGGCGTCGTCGTACTGGTCGAGATCGTGCAGCTTGAGCAGTGCGCGCGCCAGCCACGGCTCCCCCCGAATCTGTCCGGGCCGCAGCGGGCGAAACAGATGAATGACCTCCTCAGCCGGTACGCGCACGATGTCCATGCTGCCCGTGCCGGACATCGCAGACATCATGCCGTCTCCCGGATGTGCGCGGTACAGGTGGTAGGCCACCCGGCGTCCCCTCTTGTCGAACTCGATGCCCGCGCGGATCACGTTGCCGGAGGACAGGGTCTGGTTGAGCGTGATCGGCAGATGCTCGGGCTCAATCACCTGCAGTTGCAGCCCAACGGGCAAGCCATCTTCAGGTCGCCGCCAGCGCAGCCGCACCAGACATTCCCCGCCCTCCAGCAAGGCGCGGGTGGCCAGCGTTTGCAGGCCGTAGAAGTCGAGCGTCCCGGTCGCATCAGCCTGTTCGCACCAGTCCCACCACAGGCTGTGAATGGCCTCGCGCTGCGCGGAATCAGTCAGCATGCTCTGCGGCTTGATGCCGGTGCCGATGGCGTTGGACACAAAGGCCTCGATGCCCGCTGCCGCCCAGACGTTGCGCCGCGCGAGGTCGCGGCTCTTGGCGCGCAATTCATCCTGGCTGTAGGCCAGCGCGGCCACCGCGCCGGGGTTGCCCACGCTCCAGGCCACGGCGCGGCGTCCGCCGCCCGTGCCGTCATAGACGGGACTCGCGCCGAACAGTCGGCGCTTGATCGTGTGGAGCCAGGCCATCAGGTCGCCTTGGACGTGTTGACGCGGATTTGGCGCGTCACCGGGGGCAGGGCGCCGGTGGCCACGGCGTCTTGTCGCAGGGCCTTTTCGACGTCGGCAATGGCGGCCTTGAGCTCGTCGACCGTGCGATATTCGACGGTCTTGTCGGCGAAGGTCACGCGTTTTTCTCCGCGCGCAAGTGCGGCGCGCAGGGATTGCAACTGCTCTTGGGTGTAGGTCGGTACGCTCATCAGGACATCCATCTGCTGCGAATCACACGCCGCTGCGGCATCGTTTTCGATGCTGCTGCGGTGTCGGGTTGATCTGTTGCTCGGCCCTCTTCTGGTGTGGTCTGCGCGTCATCCGCTTGCGCCACACCCAGTTGCCGTTCCATTTCGCGCCAGTGGCGCTCTTCGAATCGATCCAGCCCCGCCGCCGATGCGGCCGCGCGGGCATAGACGTAACAGTCCAGCGCCTCGTTGCGCTCGCGCGTCTTCTGCCACTCGCGCACCGGGAAGCCGTTTCGGTTGCGGCGGGTGACGAGTTGTTCGGCGCAGAGCTGCTGCACAAACTCGGCATCGACCTTGGGCAAATGGACGAAGCCCGGCGGATAGGTCGGCGTGAGGCCATCCTCGGCCACATCCGCGCTCTTGCGCAGGTTGTTGTAAAGCTCCATCTTGGCGATGGCGCCAGCGACCGAGAACACCTTGACGCCCCGGCGCATGCGCTTGCCGCTTTGCGTGACATCGACCGCCGTGGGGGCGCCGATGAGCGCCGCACCGCGCGGCACGCCCTTGACCGCCATCACTCGGCTGTCGCGCAGGGCGCGCACGAAGGCGTAGGCCTCTTGCGTCGCATAGCCGGTGTCCAGCGCGAAGCGCGCCAGCGGCATCGATGCGCCCGAGGCGTGTGTCCAGTTCTCGGCCAGCATGTCAGCAAGGGCTTTCCACACGGCATCGCGGGCGGTGTCGCCCATCAGCACGCGGTGCTCGACCAGCCAGCATTCTTTGCCGCGCCCGAAGGCCCAGACCGAGGTCTCGATGCGATCCTTCTGCACGTCGGCCCCTCCCGCCAGCAGCAGGCCGCCCTCGGGCACACTGCCGATGCGGTACTCCTCGCGGCGCTCAATCAGACGTTGCCAGTCCGGCGCTTCGCCTTCCTCGACCCAGGTTTCGCCCAGTTCGGTGTTCTTGAAGGTCTTGATCGCCGCCGCCGAGCCGGACTCCTTGCTGACGGCGGCCTCCCACGCAGCGGCGATGTCGCGCCAGGAGCGCCAGCCCACCGGGCTGTATAGCGAGGAGAGATGGAAGCCAGCGGTCTTGACGCCGTTCTCGGGCGCCAATGCGCGCGGCAGTGTGGATTCCCAGCGGCCGTGTTCCAGCATCCAGGTCTTGTGATGCTCGGCTATTCGAGTGTCACACGACTCGCAGATGTAGGCGGCGGTTCCTGGCTGGCCCTTGTCCCAGCGCAGTTGCTCGAAGCGCAGCCACTGCCGGTGCGAGCAGTGCGGGCACGGCACGAAGTAGCGGCGCTGATCGCTGGCCTCGTATTCGCGTTCGATGGCGCTCGCCCCTGCAATGGTCGGCGTCGAGACGATAAACATCTTGCGCCGCGCGAAAGTGCGCGTGCGGGCTTCGGCCAGCGAGATCGCATCGCCTTCGCCCTCGACGTCCAGCGGATAGCCGTCCACCTCGTCGAGGAACAGATAGCGCACCGGCATCGAGCGCAGGCCCACGGCGCTGTTCGCGCCCGTCATCACCAGCACGCCGCCCCGGAACTCCTTGGCAAGGACGGTGTTGCCAGCGTCGCGAGAGCGTGCCGGGGCGATCAGTTCTGCCAACGCGGGCGATTCTTCGATCAGCGGGTCGATGCGCTGCTTGGAGTTGCGCTTGGCCATCTCCACCGTCGGCCACACCGCCATCATCGGCCCGGGCGCGTGGTGGATGACGTAGCCGATCCAGTTCGAGCCGGTTTCAGTCGCACCCAACTGCGCGGCCTTCATGAACACCACCCGCTCGACCGGCGAGGTCGGAGACAGGCAATCCATGATGACCTTGAGATACGGCGTGCGGCTGGTGCGCCAGCGGCCCGGCTCAGCCGAGGCCTTGCTGGAGAGCATCCGGTGGCGATCTGACCATTCCGACACGGTGAGCAGCGGATCGGGCGTCAGTCCTTCGCGCCAGGCGCGTTCGATTTCCTGCGCGCCGTCGTAGTCCCTCATCATCAATCCACCCTCGGGCGCAGCTCGCCCAGTTCAATCAGGTGTTCGCGCACGGCAGCCTCCAGGGCGATGTGCAGGGTGTGCGGGTCGACACCGAGCTTGGCGGCCATCTGCCCGGAGATGCGCGCGGGCCAGTTCAGCCAGGCGTCGCGCTCGATGCGCGCGAGATGGAATACATGCGCCACCGCCTTGGCGCGGTCGACCAGTTCTTCTTTTTTCTCGGCCAGCTCCATCTGCTTGAGCTTGGCTTTGAGCACTTCGTTGACCGTGCGCGCCTGCAGCAGCGAGGTGCTGCCCGTCGACAAGGGCGGAACATCTGCATGGGGTGTTTCGCGCGGTGCGGGCTGGGTGGCGGCAACAGGCCCGGCGGCGCGCGCCTTGGGTGATGGGGCAGGTTCTGGTGCTGCGGCTTTGCGGGGCGGCAGGGTGTTTTGCGCCCATTGAACATCCGCAGACCCCGGATCAATCGTGCCGTCGGCTTGCTGCGTGATCCGCCCGGTGTCGATGGCTTTTTTAACGGCCACGTGCGACACGCCACGGTGTCGCGCGTAGGCACGAATCGAGAGTCCCATCAAGTTGTTTTGAAGTGCATGACTGAATCCGTCTGGATTGCATCAAGAGCTTGGCTTGTGCATCACCCAGCGCGGTAATGCAGTCATCGCCACGACGCGATGCAAACACCAAAGGAAGCCCGCCATGAAATGGATCGAAACCCTCCCGCCCAAGCAAGCCATGAACGATCTCGTCACGCTGATCGATCAGATGCACGCCACGGCCTACGCCAAACGCGAGCAGATTCTGTTTGCCAAGGATGAGCAAGAGGCCAGGAATGCGCTCATGGCCGCGTTCAACGACATCGACGACCTGGTCGTTCGCCTCAAGACCAAGTTGAGCATCGCCTACAGCGTGGCCGACCTGGACGAGTAAGCGACAAGCCAAGCAAAA